ACCATGACCGCTGACCGCTTCAAGAATCTGGTACTCTCGGTGAGGCCGGGAGCGGAGGTTGTTTGGATTGCCGAGGGGTGGAATGCCCCGACTACTGGCTGCCTCATTCAAGAAAAACAGCACAAAAGATTCATTGGGACAGTTTGCGTAACGCCTGAATTGGCTTGGCAACGAGCATTTGAAATGCTCCCCGAATGGGAACAAGCGAAGGCATTGGTGCTGGAACGATGGCCGGAGGCGAACGCAGACAAGTGGGATTCGCCCGACTACTGGCAGATTTTCCCAAGTGATGAATCAGAGGATGAACTTGGTCGAGGCGACACCCCGGAATCCGCATGGCTGAACGCAAAGGAGGCAATTGACAAATGAATTACGAGAAACTGGTGAAACTGGTGAGGCCGGGGGCTGTTGAGAAGATGGGTGCGATCATTGACGCTGACCGCAGGATCATCGGTGCTTCCTGGCAGGATGCTTTCGAATCTCTCCCCGAATGGGAGCAAGCGAAGGCATTGGTGTTGGAGAAGTGGCCGGATGCTGTATCGTGGGAAGGCGAAGATTACAAGTGGCGTATCGGCATTGATTACGACCATGTTGATTTCGTTTTTGCCGAAAACGAAGAATCCGCATGGCTGAACGCACTCAAGAACATGAACGAGAAGGAGGAACAATGACCGACTTCAGAAAGGAACTGGCGGGGATACGGGTGCGGAAAATCATCAGTCGCAAAAAGCGGGAGAGGATGAAGTCAAACGGTTGCAGAGGGAGGTAATTCATCTCAGAAAGAAGTTGGAAGAGAGGGGGATTGATTTCAACCCCCCGGAAGGAGAAGTGAAGTGAAAAAAGCAGAATCCCACAGTTCGGGATGGGCGAAAGAAGTAGATAAAATGGATAGAGAAAACAACGGTTTGTTGGATCGCTACCAAGACGAGATTGTTCGGCTGAAAGCAGAAGTGAAGAAGGTCCGCCGTAAGACCTTCCTCAAAGCGGCAGAGATGGCGGAGGCCGAAAAAGAGCCAAAGGGCTCGATGCCGAACGAGTTTGCCCAATACGACAAAGAGGAAGTGGCGAGGGCCACCGTGAGGGCCACATGCAAGTCTATCGCCGCCCGCCTCAGAAGGGAAGCAGAGAAATGAAAGGAAACAAAATGATCGACTTCAAAGAGGAACTGGCAAAGTTACGGCAAAGATGGGAAGGGCTTGGCTCTGAATGGGAAGAGGCGGCTTCGGACATTTACAAACTTTTCAATCTCTGCGACCGCCTCATCTCCCGTGTAGAGGAATTGGAGAAGGAGATTCAGAAGCGAGACAAGGCGTTGAGGTGGGTGATTGCTGAGGATGACGTATGTATTGTTGGCGACCCTTACTACGCACACAGCCCTGAATTGCGAGAGAAAATCCTGTCCATCCTCAACCCGAAAGGATTAAGTGAAATGAAAAGAGCAGAAGCCGACAATGCGGGACTCACGGGGAAGGTTGAGGCTATTATGCCTGACCCCGATGAGCAAAAAGCAATAGATACTGTAATTCGCGGTCTTGAACAGTGGGCTTTGCACCGGCTGGATTTACAGCAGATAGCTGAGGTCCGCCGTAAGGCATTCCTCGAAGCGGCAGAGATGGCGGAGGAGATGATGCTCACAGAAACACACATTGGGCCGCTCTACAACGCGGGACACAACGGAGCCGTTGAGCAAATAGCCGCCCGTCTGAGAGAGGAAGCGGAGAAATGATGGAATATCCTGAGTGTTCAATCAAGAGTGAGAGATGTACCAAGAAGGGGAAGTTTGAGTACGTCACCGATGAGGGGAGGATGCCCGCCTGTGCTTTATGTCTCGGTCCTGTCTTGGCTGAAAGGAAGGAAAGGGGTAGGTGTGCCATTTGCCTTTCCATGATTGGAGAGCATAGGAGAATATACTGCCAGAGGTGTGAAAGATCATCTGAGAGGATCTCGGCAGCCTGTGAACATTACCAGTCTAAGCGATGGGGGAAGCCGAAGAAAAAGAAATGGTTTGTACCTGATGGGTTGGCTGCGATGTTCCTGGATAACAGGATTGGGAGTGAAAACGGAAACTATCAGTCTAACAGGAACCTGCGAAGGCATCTGTTTGACGTAGGGATAATCGACGAGGAAGGAAATTTGATTCCGTAGAAAGTTTAGATTGCGGTTCCTCTTTCGCTGATGTATATTGTACCTCGGATTTTCCCCGCGTAACTCTTAATGCCCCCTGTGGGTGTTGAAAGACCTCAAGTTGTCCAAGCGCAACAAGCCCGCCGCCCGATTAGCTCGCGGCCTCAAGATGATCTCCAGGTATGGCAGGTAAGAGAGGCCGCCCGTCAAAGTACGGCCTCCCCACCAATGAGACCAACATCGACAAGTTCCTCGATGGTATCAAACTCGGTCTCTCGGAGGAGGTATGTGCTGACAGGATAGGTATAGCTGTCTCAACCATCAACAACTGGAAGCAGAGCCATCCTGAATTTATGGAGTCCATAAAAAAGGCTCGCTCGGAGGGGATAGCTGTTTATGCCAATCTCCTGCTCAATTCAGCCAAAAACGCCGCCAAGAGGGGGCAGGCGACCCCGATGATCTACTTCCTCAAGACAAGGGGAGGTGAGGAGTGGAGAGAGAAGAACCCGGATATTGATGCAAACACAGCAGAACTCAGAAGGCTTTTCTCGGTTTTTGCCCCCCAGATGGTTTCCGCTGCCGGAGCGGGTAGAGCAACACCCGGTCATAACGAAGTACCGGAATGACCCGACAAGGTTCAAGATCGTCCATGCAGGAAGGCGGTCATTCAAGACTGAGGTCGCAAAGCGCACTCTCATCGCAGAGTGTATGCGAAACGAGGGGGTGTCGCTGTTCTTTGGTGCGCCCACAAGAGATCAGGCGAAGAGAATCGCATGGGAGGATCTCAAGCTCCTCGCCCCGACATGGAGCATCCGAAAGACAAGCGAAACAGAGATGCGCCTTGTGTTTGGGAACGGGTCTGAGCTTTGGGTACTGGGCTTTGATAAGCCTGAGCGATTTGACGGTAAGAGCCAATGGCATGGCGGGGTATTAGACGAATATGCCGACATGGAGGAATCCGTCTGGGGAGAGCATGTTGAGCCGGCGATCAGAGACACAAGGGGATGGGTCTGGTTTGTCGGTGTCCCCGAAGGGAAGAATCACTACTTCGAGCTTCTCGATAAGTACCGGGGAAACCCGCAGTGGGGTGAATACAGCTGGAGGTCGGCGGATGTCATGGACCCCGCTGAGATTGCTGAAGCAAGGGCTAACTGCGATGAGCGTACCTTTCGCCAGGAGTATGAGGGCAGCTTTGAAACGTATGACGGGCTGGCTTACGCTTATCACGACAGGGATACTCACTGCTATCGCAAGCCTTTTGATCCTTCCCTTCCTGTTATTCTTTGTTGCGATTTCAACATTGACCCATGCCTTTGGCTCATGGGGCAGGACAGCCCGGAGCTTACCTACATCTCAGGAGAAATCAAGCAGAAGCGAACAGACATCTGGCGAATGTGCGCCGAGGCAAAGAAGCGAATCGAGCAATACGCCGGAGGTCGTCCAAGGCTTCGGATTTACGGAGATTATCAACACGGGACAGCCCGCGGCTTGTCTGCTACTGCCGGAAGTTGGGAGATCATACAGTCTGAGTTTGCTGAATGGGGCGCTGATATACGGAAACGACCAAATCCCCGCATTCTGGACCGTGTTAACAGTACCAACTCAAGAATGCGAACCGCAGATGGAAGTGTGCGATTTGGGTATTCCCCCGACTGTGTTGAACTGAGGAAGGACTACGAGATGGTAAGTATGTCCGACTTCACGAAAGCAGACCAGGGGGAGAGAACCCACGCCTGTTCAGCCGTTGATTACATGGTGAACTACGAATATCCGATAGGCGGGAGGGCGACATGGCGCGCTGTCTGATATGCCTGCTCCTTCTCGGTTGCTCGGATAACGTCTATAACGTCGTAGGCACAGAGCAGATCCCCGCAAGTATCAGTCTGAGATACTACGATACGAGATGGGCTGTTGACGTAGGGGATGGGTTCTGGGTGGCGTACAGCTACGGGTATCTGGTCAACGAATCAGAGAACGCTATCACGGTCCGCCCCGGTCTCGATCTGAGGTATGACTCCATCGAATCTGAGCCTTTCATGACAGCCTATGGCGTTATCGGGAACGAGTACCTTTCCATCCCGCCTTTCGATGGGTTGGCTGATACAGTGTCTATCCTGCTCCCTGGAGAGGGTGCGGACTTCTCGGTGGTAACAATTCCTTTCCAGAGGGGTAGCCGTGATGTGTACGGGTACTCCATATTCGATGTGGAAGTGCGATAAATGTTCAACCTTGAGCCGATTGCGCCCCTTTTCCGGTCGATAGCCGGAAACGACCTCTCTCGTGCTTTGTACCTATCCGAAGCCGATGCGCTGAGGAAGCTACAGAAAGCCCGAAGGGAGTGCCTTGATTACTACAAGGATGAGGTGTTGCTCCAGTATGGTGGGAGTGATGAGTACCTCAAGAACTTCTTTCGGACGTTCGACCAGGAACATAGGAAATGGGATGAGCCTGCGAAGTTAGACCTCCTTCTAACCCATCTGCCCATGACGAGGCAGCTTGTTGACCTGAAGGGGAGGATCTACGGCATCCAGCCTGAGAGGAAGGTCGGCAAGGACCGCCCTGAGAAGGCAGAGAAGTACACAGACCTGTTGAAGCGGTCGGGGTGGTTCCCCTTCTCCAAGGTGGCTGAGAGATACGCCCAACTGCTGAATGATGTGGCTGTCGGTGTGTTCGTGAAGGATAAGCTGCTTCAGTTCGTCATTATCCCTGAGTATTACCCCGTGTTCTCAGAGGATGACGAGTTTCAGGTTGAGCCTGCCGGGATTATGTACCCCACAGCATTAAGGGGGAAGGACGGGAGCCAGATATGGGCTTACTGGGATGCTGAGGTAAACCGGAAGGTTGACGCTCTGGGGAACGTCATCGAGGAGAAGCCGAACGAATACAGGACGTTCAACTTCTTCTTCCCCCGAAGGAGCTATCCGGTTGACAGCCACACCTCCATGCCGAGGACGGAACTGGTATTGCAGAACCGCGAGATTGACATGGCGGTATCTGCGCTCAACCAACTCCTGCACTACAACGGATTCAAGCAGCTTGTGGTGGTGGGCGATACCGATGATTCAGTCAAGGAGTTCAAGTTAGGTAACAAGCACGTTCTGAAGATCAAGCCGACTGAGGGAGTGGGGGCGGGTGCGCTTCAGGCTTACCCGTTGGATATGCAGGCCAACTTCTCTCAGCATATCGAGGCAATCAAGTTCCAGATGGAACTCGCCTCGAACACGATGAACCTGAATTTCAACTGGTCTATCGACACGGGGAATGTCTCATCCGGGAGAGCGTTGCAGATCAAGAACGTGAGAGACCTTGAGGACAGGACCGCTCAGATCGAGATCATTGATGCGTTCATCGAGCAGCCGCTATACAGGATTGTGTCTGAGATGTCGGGGAGGTTCGGCCTTCCTGCTATCGAGAAGGGGGATCTGATTGCGGACTTCCCTGAGCAGGAATCGGGGTTCTCAAGCGTATCTGATGAGATTGCATGGCGGCAGTTCCAGCTTGAAACCGGGGTCATTTCCAAGATCGACCTGATTATGGAGGAGAACCCGGACCTCACAGAAGAAGAGGCGGTAAAGAAGCTGGATGATAACACGAAGATCAACGGACTCGGCAAGACGGATGAAGATACCATCCTTGCCATTTTGAGGGATGAAGATGGAGAAAGCGGAAACCCTGATGAGGAAGAACCTGGAGGAGCGGCAGAAGGTCCAGGACAGGATCAGGGAACAGTCCGAGACCTTGCTCCCGAAGGTGCGTAAGATCGCTGAGGCGTTGGAACTCGACACCCTTCAGGCTTTCAGGGAGCGGTTCACCGAGATACTCAGGGCTGTCGGTAAGGACCAGACGGAGAAGTTCAGGAAGGATATTGTGCTGTCAGCGAAAAGGGGCGCAGAGTTGAGCCGTGAACTTCAGGGCTGAAATACAGACCGACCTCGACCTCTCGAAGATCGCAGAGGGCATCATCATCCCTGAAAAGACGATGAAGGACATTGGCCTTGCCTACCGGAAGCATCGGGAGGAGAAGATGCGTTCAGGGGTGAACCTTCACGACCTAAGCCCGATGACCCCGTTGAAGGCCAAGACCATCGAGCGAAAGAGGAAGAAGGGGAGCCGTTCACCCCAGACACCGTTGATTGACACAGGCAATATGTCCCGTGGGGTGAAGATGCGGACGGGGGCGGGGTTCCTTGAGATCACCCAGGGTACTACGAGGGCTGAGATACAGGCTTACCATCAGGAGGGGGCCGGAGTCCTCCCGCAGAGGGTGACGCTTTCATGGAACAAAGACTTTCTTGAGTCCAAGGTGAAGCCGATTATCAGGGCGTACCTCAAGACCCTGATGGAGAGAGCAAAGAAGCGTGGATGAGTCTGATCTTGTAAAGTCCGTGAATCTCGTCCTCCGGCAGAACGGGTATCTCCCGAAAGCACTCGAAGCGGCGAGCGTCAGGGCGGAACTGGAGCTTGAGGAATACATCTCCCGAAGGCTCTTATCCGGGGCTTCGGAGAAGCAGATACTCGATGAACTGATGCAGAGCCTTGACGATCCGCTCTCAAGGGTGTTCGGTGGGTTCCCCACTCAGGTAAAGACAGCAATTACGGGTGCGGTGAATATCGCAAGCACAAACGGAATGGTTGGGGAGATCCTCTCCAATCAGAACGGTGAGGAGTTCAAAGGGGATAAATACAGATGGCAGAGCAACGGGAAGAACGTCTGTCCTGACTGTGCTGAGAGGCATGGCAGGCTTGAAACGATGGAGACCTGGACTGCCGTTGGATTACCGGCTGAGTTCGGGTCACGCTGCGGAGCGAATTGTCAGTGCATGATCGTCCCGGAGGACACCCCGGACCTCAGCCCGATTCTTGTGGGGGTTGGCCCTGTTGTTCAATAAAGCCCTTGAATACCTGAGAGCCTACTGCGAGGCGAAGAAGTACGGGAAGATCACCCTCCATATCGAAGGGGGGAAGGTTACAAGGATCACCACGGAGGAAAGCATAAAGCTGTAACGAAATAAACGCTATCAGAACAACTGAGGCGAGTACAGACCGGATTGGTCTTGCTCGCCTTTTTTCATTCACAAGCTCGGAGAGCAAATAAATGGCGGATGCCGAAGAAACCAAAGCGGGGGAACCCGCGAAGCCGACTGCGGAGCAGTTAGCTGAACGTAACGCCTACCTCGAAGCCGAAGCAAAGAAAGCCTTTGCATCACGGGACGAGGTGAAGGCGAGGTTGCGAGAATTAGAGGAAGCAGATGCGAAGCGCAAGGAAGCCGAACTGTCGGAGACAGAAAGGCTGAAGGCGCAACTCACTGATTCCCAGAAGAAACTTGAGGCGGTTCAAGCCAAGGCAAAGGAATGGGAAACCTTCCAGTCTGCCAGACGCGAATCCCTCAAGACTGAACTGGGGGACAAGTGGGATGATTCCTTCTCTCTTCTGCCGATTGACGGGCTGGAGAAGCTCGCCAGGACGCTCGCGGCCCCAAAACCACCCGGTAGTCCGAAGCCGAAGGACAGCGTGACCTTGAACTCATACAAGGATGCGCTCGCCAACTCCGTCGCGATGGAGGAGTTTCTCAAGCTCCCCGATGAAGTGCAGGCGAAGATGAAGGCTGACTACTACCAGTCTCGATAAAGGAATAAACAAGTGGCAGCTACTGCAT